CTTCTTTTACAGCAGTTACAAATTCTGGGTATTCTGCTAATAGTTTTATATATAATTCTATATCTTCTTCACCAGTAGAATATCTTCCTTCACTTATAATAAAATGAATTATTTCAGGTGGGATTTCTACAAAAAAAGTGGGTTCATTGCCTAATACTGATGGTTTTATTTCTACTGTTTTAGGATCACGCAACCACATGGTTGTAGGTAACTGTAAAGAATTATATTTCTTTATTCCTAATTCATTTAGATATTCTTTATTAACTACAGTATATTTTACTTCGGGAATGACCAAACCTGAAAGTAGATATTCCATAGCCATAGATTCTGCAAATTCTTTTAGTTTATCTTTCAATCCTAAAAAGATTCGCATTTCATTTTCTGTTAAACCATTTTTATTAAATAAAATAGTATTAATTCCAATATCAACTAATTTATTAATAACTACAGATGCGATTGAATCCCTTTGATAAAAAAATCTGCAATAGTCTGTCATTGATTTGAAAACATCAAATTCTTTTGGTTCAAGTTTATCAACATCATCTGGACTCCACGGATTTCCAGCCGTTGAACTTAAAGGAGTGATAAATGTTGACATTGATGTTTTATGGGATAGTTTTTGATTGACTAAATTTGTACTAAAGGTTTTCTTTAGTTGTGTTTCTTGTAATCTTCTATTCATGTTTTTATAACCACATTGGCCTGAATAATTTTACTTTTTGGGCTTTGGATTGCATATATTCCATTTCCAAGTAGTAAGCTAATATCCCCGACATTAATGCAGAAGTAAAGTGATCTTCCCCCCGTTGACCGCCCCGCATTGTCAGGGTTTTATAAACAATGTTTCCAGCAGGTGTTTTAGAATATGTCATCCTTTCAAGTTCGGTAATCATTTCTAAATCTTTATGAGAATAAACTAATTTATGATTATTACTCATATCCTGTAAAACCTGCACAGCAAATACTTTTGTATCTACTTTTATTTCTTTACCGTCTTGATCTAAACCTAAAATAATATCGGATGAATAATCAATTGGAATAACCCTTTTCACGTAATTTTTAGTGTAATAGGCTACATCTTGCATCATGTGATGAATAACCCCCATGCCCGTATTACCTTTATCTATTCCTAATAAAATAGGATCAAACCTTGTATCTAAATAATCAATTAGTTTTTCTTGAATAGGGTAAGATACTTTATTCATTCTTATCCTTCCATGAAAATGAATAATATTCTGATGATCCAAATAATTAATAACAATTGCGGTAGGTTCAGTATAGCCAATATCTAACCCAAAGATAACTCTTAGATTCTTATCCGGTATCCCAGGAAAAGCAGCTAATCTATTTAGATATTCAGAAATGTTTTCTTGAAACTTCATACCGTCTATTTCCATATAGTAAACTGGATCATTGGTAATCTGCATTAATACACGGTCAAACAAACTGAATACGGGTTTACCATGCTGTCCTAAAACTAGATGTAAATAGTCTTCGGTATCTTCTCCACCATATTGTACAATGGCTTTTTGTTTATCATCTTCCGAAAATCGGGGATTTTGTAAAGCATTTATTCTATGTTTAGAATAAGCAGAATCCTCTTGATCTGCATAATAACAGACAGATTTTTCTCTTCTACCGTCTGGTACACCCGCTACAATCATTTTATGCCCCTGAGTGAATGTATTTAGTGTGGGCCGTGCTTCTGTAAATGCTGAATAAGGAAAGTAACCACTTTCATCAAAGGTAATTACGGGTTCATGTAAGGATACAAAACTTTCACCTGTACCACTTTGTCCTGCAATTCTACATAATAAACTGGCTGAATTTAGTAAAGTAATCTTATGATCACTACTATTAATTCCAGAACCCTTAGTAATAAACATCTTAAGAAATGAATTAGTTCTAAAACTTCTAATTAGACCTGTCCAGACAGACTCAAGATGTACTTTATTAGGTACACCATAAATTAGATAATTATCTGAATCTCCTGAAAAAACATTGAATACTAGCATCCATATATACAAATTTACAATATAGATTGTCTTACCTACTGCTCTAGCACAACATAAACTCATATAAGTACTAAAATCTGCTAACCATTCTTTTTGATACCAAGTAAATTCAAATGGTTCATCTCTTTCCATTTTATCATAATTGGCTACAAACTCTCCAAAAAGACAGGGGTTACGTAAAACTTCATAAACTTGCATTTCTTCAAATGAAACTCTTTCTGTAATTGGCAATAAATATTCTCCTACGACCAGACTGATCTATGGCCCACGAAATAAATAACACTATGAGTAATTAAATATCTAGCCCCTTTTTTGATGCATTCATCTAAAAACCTGAAATCTTCAATTCCACCCTTAGTAAATCTAATTTTATTTTTCTGCATGAAATCTGTTCGAATAGAAAAACTTATACCCATATCACACTCTACTAAATGGTTTAGATGTGGTGGTGGTTGTATTCTTCCTGTTTCAACATCCCGATAACTGAATTGGATTACGTCCCAATCATTAGAAAGTCTTCTTATTTCAGATACATATTTAGGGGATAAATAGTCGTCATCATCTACGAAGGCTACCCAGGAAGAATGTACCATATCTAAACCAAAGTTTCTAACTATTCCTGCACCACCTTCAAATTTTTCATGGTTTATATAGATTATTCGTAAATCTTTCACAATTTCTGTAACTATAACCCCATCTCCAATAACTATTGCATTCCAATCAGGATCAGATTGCTGAACAAGACTTAAAAGGGTACGGCGAAGTGAAATTCTATTTAGGGTTGGGATAATAAAAGTGCAGAACATTAAATTAATTTATCCTTAAATCTTTGAAGAAAGATATCATTTGAATTCATCAAACAACCCATAATATCAGAATATCCCATTCTTTGCCCAATTAAAAGTGGATTAGTTACAAGGCAAGGAAACTTATTATGTACATTTTCTGCATAATAAACATCATTGTGAATAACATTAGTATCTAAATTAATCTTTAGAATGGTATCAAATAAATAACCATTAATTGCATAAGCATGAGTAGAAAATCCACCGTCTAATCTGGCTAAATATTTACCATATCTGTGTGCATAGAACCTGTCCATATTTATACCAAGATAAAATAATCCCCAATCTTTAGGTAGATCACTAATCGCATTAGTTAATATTTCTTCTGTCTTCTCCTTATCTAAAAAGAATTCAACATCGTCTTCAAATATTAAGACATTATTGGCTTTTTCTTTCATGGCTTTACGAATGCATTCTGCATGTGCAAGGTGGTTTCCCACGCAAGCATTTCTTTTCTTATCTTTGAATTCAGTATAAATAACCCCGTTTATTTTTTCTACATTTAGGTTATATTTATCGGTTTCTTTCTGAAATAATCTCCACCGATCTAATCTTGATTCTAAATTTATAACGTATATCTGATCAAAGAAATAAAATGGACTATGCATATAGTAATCTTTCTTTTATTTCAGTAACAATATAATGACAGAGCAAAGAATGAATTGGTTCAATAAAATCAAATCTTTTAGAAGGAATAATAATAGTTTCTGCACAATATTGTGCTACTTCACCACCATCTCCACCCAATAAACCAATTACCATATTATCTGAAAGACCCGCCATAGAATATGCCACTTTAATAGTATTCATACTGTTTCCAGAACAGGATATAACTATCAGCATATCCCCATCCCTGACTACTTTGTTATCTAGTTCATCAACAAGTGCATTTGAATATCCATTGTCATTAGCATAAGCAGTTAATTGTGAAGGATTGCTGCCTAAACATTCAGCATCTATTTGATTGATTTTACATAAGTCTTGTGCAAAGTGTTGGGCGGTAGCAAATGAACCCCCATTACCACAAACATATACTTTATTATTTCCGTGTACAGGATGTGTGGCTAAAATATCTAATATAATTCTATCTAGTTTTGTTAGACTAATCGTATCTGTTAGAAGATTATACAGCGTTAAAAATGATTTAAAATTACCCATTGAATTTAGTTTTATACCTTTCCTGTCCTGGTGGACCACCCCACATTTGGACATATATAGTTTCATTCCTTTGAAATAAGGCATGATGATTTTTTAATTGTTTCTTATCATAGATAGCCGGAGTTCTGCTTATAATGTGATTTACCCTACAATCATAAATTTCATATAACTTTATTCCAGCAACTTTCATTCTATAATTATAAGAAGTATCTTCATAATAGGCTGGATAAAATTCTTCATCAAAT